CGTTATCGACCGAAAACAATCGCGGAGACTATTCTTCCTGAAGAACTGAAATCAACTTTTCAAAAGTTTGTTGATGACAAAAACATTCCAAATCTGATTCTGTCGGGCGGCCCAGGCATCGGTAAGACTACTGTTGCCAGGGCCATGCTTGAAGAAGTTGGTGCGACTTACATTATTATCAATGGTAGCATGAATGGCAACATTGATACACTGCGCAACGAAATCAAGCAGTTCGCATCTACTGTTTCGTTCAGTGGTGGACGTAAGTATGTCATCCTCGATGAGGCAGACTATCTGAATCCGCAAAGCACTCAGCCAGCATTGCGTAACTTCATGGAAGAATTCTCCGCTAACTGCGGCTTCATTCTTACTTGTAATTTTCTAAATCGCATCATTGAACCTCTGCACAGCAGGTGTTCTGTTGTGCATTTCAAGATTAATAAGTCAGACAGGCCAAAACTTGCAACACAGTTTTTTGGTCGTGTGATGACAATTCTAAAGAATGAGAATGTAAAGTTCGAGTCTAAGGTGTTGCCTGAGTTGATCATGCGACACTTTCCAGACTTTCGCCGCACATTGAATGAACTTCAGCGATATGCAGCCACTGGTCAAATCGACACTGGCATTCTAGCCAATATGTCGGACGCATCCTTCCAGTCTCTAGTTTCTGCACTGAAAGCCAAAGATTTTTCCACGATGCGAAAATGGGTGGCTGATAACATTGACAACGATTCGACTTCTCTGTTTCGTACTTTCTACAATAACATCGTCGATATTCTTCAGCCTAACTCTGTGCCTCAGATGGTTCTGTTGCTCGCCGACTATCAGTACAAGGCGGCTTTCGTAGCAGACCAAGAAATCAATCTTGCCGCATTTCTGACTGAAGTGATGGCTGCATGTGAATTCAAATGAATCCCTTTGACTTCATAAGGGCAGCATCAGAGACAAAAGAAAACCTGATGCGCGGCACAGACAATGACGATCTTGCTGAAAAATCATACAATGCCTTTATTGTAAATAGAGGCTTGTCTTTCTTTCCTGACTCAATTCTCTACGTCAATGAGATGAATCTACGCGCCTCGCTTGATGGAAGTCCTCAGTTCAATTATTTACTAAATACACTTAGGCCTAGGAAAAGATACTCAAAATGGCTTAAGGAAGAGAAGATTGAGGACCTCGATATATTAACTGAATATTATCAGTGTAGCAAACGAAAAGCTAAAGAAATATTGAGAATTCTCAATGGTGATCAAATACAATTAATAAAAAATAAATTAGAAAAAGGTGGGGTGAACACCAAGGAGAAAAAGCATGACCATAAGCGTGGAAACATTAGTTGAAGTTTTGTTGCCTTCGGAAGACGATTTTTTAAAGGTCAGAGAAACTTTAACAAGAATCGGGGTTGCATCGAGAAAAGAAAAGAAGCTTTATCAATCTTGTCATATTCTACATAAACGTGGCAAATATTACATTGTACACTTCAAAGAACTTTTCGGACTTGATGGCAAACCAACAGACTTCGATGACAACGATGTTGCTCGAAGAAATACTATCGTAAACCTATTAGAAGAATGGGGGCTTGTGTCTCTAGTTGACAAGAGTGTCACACGGGACTTAATTGCTCCACTTTCTCAGATTAAGATCATTGCATATTCTGAACGTAATGAATGGGAACTAGTTGCTAAGTACAACATAGGAAATAAAAAAAGAAGGGACTAAATTTCTATGGCAATTTAACAGCGCATTTTACGGCGAGGCTGCTCTGGCAAATTCAAATTTTCCATCGGGAGTTTGGAAACATGTTGTGTTAACAGGATCGAGTGATAGCACCGTACAAATGTTTTTGGACACAGTTTCAGTAGGAGGTCCTGTAAGAAATGCCACTTCATCAACATCTACTTGGACTCCCGCAAATTTAACCATAGGTGGTTATACTTGGGATGGATTTACAACAACATCAATTGGGTCTTTAAAAATCTATAATAGAGTATTAACTAATTTAGAAATTGCACAAAACTTTCAAGCCTCGCGCGGAAGATACGGACTATAGACATTCAATCATATATAAGTTATACTCGAAACTTTAAAGGAAACATAATGGAAGAACTTATTCAAGGTATGAAAATTGCCCTAGCAAATGCATACGCACTACAATTGAAAGCACAAAACTATCATTGGAACGTAGAAGGTCCAGACTTTGTGCAGTATCACAAGCTTTTCGGTGAACTTTATCAAGAAATTTCAGATAGTGTTGACGTTTTTGCCGAAGAAATTCGTGCCTTGGGTGCATACACACCAGGAAGTTTTTCCAGATTCACCGAGTTGTCCCAAATTGCCGACGAAACAATGGTAGCCGATGCAATGACGATGATTTCTAGAACTCTTCAAGACCTCAATACCTGCAAAGCACAACTAATTCCTCTCTTTGAACTCTCTGAGCAGAGCAAAACTTATGGCCTGAGCGACTTTATCGCCGGTCGGATCGATGCTCTATCGAAGCACATTTGGATGTTTTCGGCAACAATGAAACGTTAACCGAAAATTGTTTGACTTCTCATATAAATTATGAGAGAATTATAACAGTGCAAAGACAGCACTAATTCTTAACTTGATTTGAAACGGAGTATAATTATGGCATTTGTTAAAACCAGCATGACCCAGAACCAAACCCTCGTCACCTTTCTTCGCGGCAAGAATCGCGGCCTCACCGCACCTCAAGCCCGCGCACTCTTCGGCATCGGTAATCTCCGTGCCCGCATGAGCGAACTTCGTCAAGAAGGTTATCGCATTCGCACCGCACAAAACAAGAGTGGTCGCACCGTATACTTCATTTCCCGTCGGATGGCATGGCAATCGTGATCTAGCATCACCTGGTCTAGTATAAATACATACTAGACCATCTCATTCGGGATGGGACTAGGCTGGGCACCCTAGGTAAAACTGCCTGTCACGCCTTCGGGGTGACAATTTTTATCTCGCTGAAAAGGAGAATAAAATGACATATCTCAAAGATGTATTTGGCCGCGACTTGTTCAAAGATTTCGATAAACTCTATGTCGGTTTCGATGATCAATACAATCGTCTAGCAAAAATGCACGACGATTTGACCAAAGGTATTCCAAACTATCCCCCATATAACATTAAAAAAGTTGCCGAAGATCGATACATTATCGAACTTGCTGTTGCTGGATTTAGCAAGTCTGAAATTGAAATCGAACTTGTTGACGGCAAACTAGTTGTCAAGGGAACATCAAAAGATGACGCAGAAGTTGATCATTGGATTTACAAAGGCATTGCAAATCGTAACTTCACAAGAACGTTCTTACTGAACGACAACTTGGAAGTTAAAGATGCCGAGATGATTAACGGCATGCTTCGCATCTGGCTTGACATGTTCATTCCAGAACATAAAAAGCCAAAGAAGATTGCAGTCAAGGAAACTACTGCAAGCAAACCTGCTAAAGAGAAACAACTTCTAGCAGAATAAAAATAGGGGGCGAAAGCCCCCTTCTAATTTCATGGAGTTATTATGAGCGACGTTAGATTGTTCAAATTGATCACAGGTGAAGATTTTGTTGGCGTTATCAAAGACCAAGATCAAAACAATATTCACATTGAAAATCCTTGCCTTCTCGGTCTTGCCATGGCAGCCAATGGCAAACCAGGATTAAACATGCAACCAATGCTTATGTTCTCGGAAGACAAATCAGTCAAAATCAGTCGAGACTTTATCATCTATATCGCTGGTGTTGACATCAACATTCAAAACAAGTACAATGAAATCTTCGGTGCAGGAATTGTCGTAGCAAAAAATAATCTCATTGTCTAATGAAATTTTACACTCACTTCAGTCGAGCAGGAAATTATATTCTTGAGCGTGGGTATGAGAACGGTAAACGTTTTCAAATCAGAAAAGAATATAATCCAATTCTGTTCGTGCCATCAAAGCCAGGCAAAGAGTCTGAATACAAGACTCTCTTTGGCAAATCAGTTTCGCCCATTGAACTCGGAACGATGCGAGATGCCAGCGATTTTATTCGAAAGTATGAGGGCGTAGAGAACTTCGAGATATATGGATCGACAAACTTCGCTTATGTCTATATCAATGAACAGTATCCGAATGAAGTTTCATACGACACCTCATACATTCGAATTGCCAATCTAGACATTGAGGTCGGATCAGAGAATGGCTTTCCAGAGCCATCAGTGGCGAGTGAACCAATCACTGCAATCACATTCAAGATTCAAAACAAGTTCATGGTGTTCGGCTGCGGAGACTTCACAAATCATCGTGACGATGTAGTCTACTTCAAATGCCGCGATGAGAATAATCTCATCATGAAATTTCTTGAGACTTGGGAGATTGAATCACCAGACATTGTGACTGGCTGGAACATTCAGTTCTTTGATATTCCGTATCTGTATAATCGTATCAATCGATTGATGGGTGAGAACACTGCCAAGAGATTGTCGCCTTGGAAGATGATTGGTGAACGAACAACAACAATTCATAACAGGCAACAGACTGCGTTTGATCTTGTCGGCATTGCTATTCTTGATTACATTGAACTATACAAAAAGTTTACTTACTCTCAGCAAGAAAGCTTTAGTCTGAATCACATTGCATTCGTAGAACTTGGCGAAAAGAAACTTGATTACAGCGAGTTTGAAAATCTTCATCAGTTGTATCGATTGAACTTTCAAAAGTTTATTGAGTATAACATCAAAGACGTTGAACTGGTTGGTCGTATCGATGACAAGATGAAGTTTCTTGACATGGTGCTGGCCCTTGCATATGATGCGAAAGTTAATCTCACCGATGTCTTTACGCAAGTGAGAATGTGGGACACACTAACACACAATCATCTGATAAAGAAAGGCATCGTTGTACCGCAGAAAAAAGTTTCATCTAAGAATGCTCAGTATGCTGGTGCTTATGTCAAAGAACCAAAGGTCGGAATGTATGATTGGGTTGTATCATTCGATTTGAATTCTCTTTATCCGCACCTCATTATGCAATACAATGTGTCACCAGACACAATCGTTGATGGCAAGTATCAATCAGTATCAGTTGATAATTTGCTGAACAGTGAATATGAGCCTGACGGTGAATATTGCATGGCGGCGAATGGACACTTCTTTCGCAAAGATGTTCAAGGCTTTCTGCCTGAGATGATGGAGCGAATGTATGAAGATCGATCAAAGTACAAAAAACTAATGATCGAATGGCAAAAGAAAAAAGAAACAGCCACAACGAAAAAAGAAAAGTTTGAAATTGAAAATCAAATTTCAAAGTATAAGAATCTTCAGTTAGCTAAGAAAGTTCAACTGAACTCAGCATATGGTGCGCTAGGCAACGAATACTTTCGTTTCTTTGACATTCGACAAGCAGAAGCAATCACACTCTCGGGTCAACTTTCTATTCGTTGGATCGAAAAGAAAATGAATCAGTATTTGAACAAGATACTGAGTACCGATGATGTCGATTATGTAATTGCATCTGATACCGATTCAATCTATCTGAATCTCGGACCGTTGGTGCAAAAGCTATACAACAAAGACACACCAAAAGAAAAGATTGTAATCTTTCTAGACAAAGTGTGTGAAGATAAGTTGCAACCGTTCATTGACAAATCGTATCAGCAATTGGCAGACTATATGAATGCCTACGATCAGAAGATGTTCATGAAGCGAGAAACGATTGCCGACACTGGCATCTGGACCGCAAAGAAGCATTACATTCTAAACGTCTGGGACAATGAAGGCGTTCGATACACTGAGCCTAAGCTTAAGATGATGGGCATTGAAGCGGTCAAGTCTTCTACGCCTATGATGTGCCGAGACAAGATTAAAGATGCGCTAAAAATTATTATGAAAGGCAACGAAAAAGAATTTCAAACCTTTGTCGCTGACTTCAAAAAAGAATTCAAAACGTTGCCATTCGAAGACGTTGCGTTTCCTCGAGGTGTCAGTGACATTACTAAATACACTGAGAAAGGCAAGAATACTTTTTACGCAAAGGGCACACCAATTCATGTTCGTGGCTCTATCATTTACAATGCATTGCTTGAGAAGCACAAGCTAACTAAGAAGTATCAACAAATCAATGATGGTGACAAAATTAAATTTTGTTACATGAAAGTTCCAAATCCAGTTCATGAGAATGTGTTGTCTGTTCTTACTGTGTTGCCAAAAGAGTTTGATATGGAAAAATATATTGACTACGAAACACAATTCGAAAAGACTTATTTGGAACCATTGAAAGGCATTGTATCGACATTTGGTTGGTCGATTGAACCAACCTCTTCACTGCTAGGATTTTTCAAATGAATAAAATACCTTCAGAATATTTGGTGTTACGGTCGCAAGAAGATTTCGGATTCAGTGCAGTTGATGAAAACGAGGTCACACAGACTGTTGATGAGAACACATTAGAAACGAAAATTATTCGTGAGACTGTTTCAACATCCAATGAAATGCTCAATGGCATCAATGATAAGCTAGATCGAATCTTTGAGCTATATAATCAAGGCAAGCTTGGTCTTGATGTCGAACGTCAACAATTACAAAAAGAAACATCAGAAAAACTTCTTGAGTTAGAGAAAATGATTATTCCTTTGCTGGTAAATCTAATGAAGAATCCTGATAAGGAATATATCTACTGGCCAAATCGTAAAGATAAGATTCAAGAACAGATTGATAAAATTCTGATCATAACAAGGGGAACTTCCCAGTAATGTTTTTTATTGCTATACTTTTATTTACAGCATTTACATTATCTGGCATAGCGGCATATTATTCGATTGTAGGTTTGATTGCAATATTCGCAGGAGCACCAATACCAGTTGCGGTGATGGGTGCATCGTTAGAAATTGCAAAGCTAGTCACAGCAAGTTGGCTCTATAGAAATTGGAAAGATTCTCCAATTGCATTGAAGTATTATTTTACAATAGCAGTTGTAATACTGATGTTGATTACATCGTTAGGCATTTTTGGATATCTATCAAAAGCACACATCGATCAAACTTCTGGAACTTCAGAACTTATAGCAAAGGTGGCAATTTATGATGACAAGATCAAAGTGGCCGAGGAAAACATTAATAGTTTCCGCAGGCAACTTAAACAGTTGGATGAAGCAGTTGAACAAGTCTTGGCACGGAGCACAACAGAGCAAGGGGCCGCGCGGAGCATGGCTATTCGTAATGCTCAACAGCGTGACAGGAATACTCTGGCCAAAGAGATTGAAGCCAACCAAAAAATTATTGCTGCTCTTCGTGAAGAATCATCCCCTCTTCGCACAGAAATACGCAAAGTGGAAGCCGAGGTCGGCCCGTTAAAATACATTGCCGAACTGATTTATGGCGAACAAGCCAAAGATCACTTGGATTCTGCTGTCAGATTTGTTATAATACTATTGGTGTTAGTATTTGATCCTTTAGCCGTTCTCATGGTCATTGCAACAAATTACAACATAAGTAAATTGAGAAAGCAACCAGAAGTGAAGATTGATATACCAATCAACATGACTGCCATGGGGCCGATTGCAATGAACAAAGATGAAATCGAAAAGGCGACAAAAATCAGTCGCGTTGAATAGGAGTTTGATATGAGCAATTTTTTCTCATCATTGGTGGAGCAATTGAAAGATGAAGACACAAAAATTCTTTCAGAAGGTGGAGCCTCAGCAGAATTCACGGGGTGTATTGATACGGGGTCTTACGCGCTCAATGCTCTCCTTAGTGGAAGCATTTATGGAGGGGTACCGAACAACAAGGTCACCGCATTCGCAGGAGAAAGCGCAACAGGAAAAACGTTCTTCGTCTTAGGAATTGTAAAGCAATTCCTTGATGCGAATCCCACAGGTGGCGTGATTTACTTTGACACTGAAGCAGCCGTCACAAAATACATGATGGAACAACGAGGCATTGATACCAAACGTATCGTTATCTCTGAGCCAGATACAATTCAGAAATTTAGGCATACTGCACTTCAAATCATTGATAAGTATTCTACACAATCAGAGGGCAAGCGCCAACCTATGATGATGGTTCTAGACTCTCTCGGTCAACTCTCTTCAACAAAAGAGATGGAAGACACCATCGAAGGCAAAGAAACGAAAGACATGACTAAGGCGTCAATTCTCAAAGCAACGTTTCGAGTTTTGAATTTGAAGCTTGCAAAGATTGGCGTGCCTTTGATTGTGACTAATCACGTTTACGATGTAGTTGGTGCATACATTCCAACAAAAGAAATGAGTGGTGGCTCTGGTCTTAAATACACCGCATCAACGATTGTGTTTCTGACCAAGAAGAAAGACAAAGACGGCACTGATGTTGTTGGCAATATCGTCAAAGCAAAACTCATTAAGTCTCGATTCACAAAAGAAAACTCTAATGTTGAGATTCGAATCACATACAGCAAAGGTCTAGATCGCTACTACGGTTTGCTTGACATTGCAGAGAAATACGAAATCATCAAGAAAGTTTCGACTCGATATGAATTGCCAGATGGCACAAAAATCTTTGGCAAGAATATCAACGAAGAGCCTGAGAAGTATTTTACGAAAGAACTTCTAGACAGAATCGATGAAGCTTGCCGTAAAGAATTCTTGTATGGGCAAGATCAAGAACCAATTGAAGATGAAGAGGTTGAAAATGATTTACAATAAAGATTTCAAAATCACAGACGATTTTGGAACTTATAAAAACGAAAATGATGTGGCATGCATAGAGATTTTGACTGGAGAGTTTAAAGGAACCAAATTTAATTTTGGTTCTATTTCCGTCAATGAAGAGAGTGAACGCGCGACAATTTCATTTGATTATGCTATAATTGAAAATTCTAAACTCCTAGAAGATGAGTTTTTAAAGAAAGAATTTGAAATTGTCATTGAGAAAATTATGAACTCTCTTTTAGAGACTGTTCTCGGTGCTGAAATGGAAAGGAATTACAATGAATCTAGAAAAGAAAATACTTCAGAGGTTGATCAAGGATGATGAGTACGTTCGCCGAACGATACCATTTCTAAAGTCTGAGTATTTTCAAGATGTCAACGAAAGAATTATATTTGAAGAATGCAAGAAATTTATTCTCAAATACAATGGCACACCAACCGCAGACGCGATTCAAATTGAGATTTCAAATCGTAATGATCTAAAAGAAGAGCAATACAAAAAAACTGTTTCTCTTATTGGCGAGATAAATTCTGAATGCGAAGCCAATGATCGAGATTGGCTCATCGATGAAACTGAAAAGTTTTGTCAAGAGAAAGCAATCTACAATGCGATTATGGAAAGCATTCAGATTCTCGACCACACAAAAGAAAGCAAAAAAGATAAAGGATCGATACCTAACATTCTATCCGATGCACTTGCGGTTTCTTTTGATAATCATATCGGCCATGATTTCATCGATGATGCTGAACGTCGATACGAATTTTATCACAAGCTTGAAAGAAGAACACCTTTTGATCTAGATTATTTCAATCGCATCACAAAGAATGGCATACCAGATAAAACTTTGAATATCATTCTTGCAGGCACTGGCGTCGGTAAATCTTTGTTCATGTGTCATTGTGCAGCAGCAAATCTGATTCTAGGCAAGAATGTGTTATACATTACACTTGAGATGGCCGAAGAACGAATTGCAGAAAGAATTGACGCAAATCTATTGAATATTGATTTAGATAGACTCATCAGCATACCAAAAGATGTTTACATTAAAAAGATTGAGAAGCTTAAAGAAAAAACTTTGGGTAAGCTTATCATCAAAGAATATCCAACGGCATCAGCTAACGTGTCTCACTTCAGGCATTTGTTGAACGAATTGAAACTCAAAAAACAATTCATGCCTGACATTATCTATATCGACTATCTGAATATTTGCTCATCGTCTAGAATCAAACAAGGCTCTAACGTAAACTCATACAGTTACATCAAAGCAATTGCAGAAGAATTGCGAGGTCTTGCTGTAGAGTTTGGCTTGCCCATCGTATCAGCAACACAAACAACAAGGTCTGGCTATTCTAACTCTGACGTTGAATTGACTGACACTAGCGAATCATTTGGTCTTCCAGCAACGGCAGACTTCATGTTTGCACTCATCTCTACAGAAGAATTGGCCGAACTCAATCAGATCATGGTAAAGCAATTGAAGAATCGATATAGCAATCCAGACACAAACAAACGATTCGTGATTGGTGTTGATAGGGCCAAGATGAAACTCTATGATGTCGAACAATCTGCACAGAATCATATCTCAGACAGTGGGCAGAGCCAGAACGATTCTCCGGCTTTCGATAAGAGCAATTTCGGCAATCGTATGAGAAAAGAAAGGAATTTTGACGGCTTTAAAGTCGCTTGACAAGGCAAACAAACTGTGCTATCATAGTAAAGATAGGAGATCATAGTGCTAATCTATTGCCAAACTCGACCTGATAAAAAGCGTAAATCGCCGACCAAGAAAGAAGCAGAGACTTACAATCAATGGTTGCAATCTCTGCCGAAAAGCTTGTCTGGCAAACCAACGACCATCAAGAAAAGTCCGTCTATGTCTCAGACAAAACCATATCGACGAGAAACACCCAGCATCCCTAGCAAGCAGGACACGGTTCTCGGCGCCTGTACCAACACAGGAATCATGAAAAACTTTCACAAAATGTCGAAAGAAGATCGAGATATTGTACAAAAAGTGTCCGAGTGTGTGGCTCCAATGCACAAAGGCAATCTAGTCTATGTGACGCCAGGCATCAATCCGGCTGGTTTGGGCCGCAAGAACGAAGTTCTCTAAGTTCAAGCACTCAAGTATTATAAATAGGCCTGTCACATGACAGGCTTTTTTATTTCAAAGATGATAAAATTTAAAGAATTCATATCAGAGCAAAAAAACACGCACATGGAACATGCAGAGGATGATGTTCTCAATGGCGGAGTCGAAGGCACACGAAACAGCATCAATGCACTAAGGGCAGTGCGTGATATGTTGGCTGGAAATTCTGACAAAAAGGTCAGCATTACAGTTAAATGGGATGGTGCTCCTGCTATTTTTGCTGGAACAGACCCAAGCGACAAAAGATTCTTTGTTGCGAAGAAAGGTGTGTTCAATAAAAATCCTAAAGTCTACAAAACAGATGCGGAAATCGATGCAGACACTTCTGGAGACCTTGCAGTCAAACTTAAAGCTTGTCTGGCTGAACTTCCAGCACTGGGCATCGATGGCGTCATTCAAGGAGACCTGCTTTTTACTCAAGCAGACTTAAAAACTGTTACGATAGATGGTGAAGAATACGTCACATTTCATCCAAACACGATTGTGTATGCAGTTCCAGCCAATAGTGACTTGGCAGAAAAGATAAAAAGAGCAAAAATTGGCGTTGTGTGGCATACACAATATGAAGGCAAGTCATTTGAGGACATGAAAGCCGTATTTGGTAGAAATATTCTCACGAAATTATTGAAAACTGATAAAGTTTGGTCCACTGATGTGGATTATAAAGACGTTTCAGGTAAAGCCACGCTAACAAGAGAAGAGACTGAACAAATCACACGCATTTTGTCTGAGGTAGGAAAAATTTTCTATAAAACAGATGCAAATGTAATGAATCACATTCGAGACAATGACGATATGAAAGTTCGTATCAAAGCTTTCAACAATGCAAAAGTTAAAAGTAAAGTAAAAATCACAGATGCAAGAAAGCACACAAACGAATTAATCAAACACTTTGAAGATTATTACGATGCAGAAATATCAAAGAAGAAAACGCCGGCAGCAAAGAAAGATTGGACAGCAAAAAAGACCGAAGCTATGAAATTTTTCAAAGGCAATAAACTTCAATTGCAAAATATTTTTAAGATTATGAGTTTACTGTCTGAAGCTAAACTAATTCTTGTTAAGAAACTGGATGAAGTGCAAAGCCTAAATACTTTCTTGAAGACTAATCGAGGCTATGAAGTAACCGGCGTAGAAGGATATGTTGCCATTGATCATTTATCGGGAAGGGCAGTTAAATTAGTTGACAGAATGCAATTCAGTTACGCAAATTTTTCACCAGACGTTATTAAAGGATGGCAAAGATAAATGGCACAATTTAACAAAAACACGCATCAATACCTCGATCAAGCAAAAACACTTTTTGAAGTTGTGATGCTTGCCGACCAATACGGCAATCGTGTTGGTCCAGCAAATCCAACGGGTGTTGCAGTTGACGCATTTGGTAGAGCGAGAGTATCGACACCATTAACACTTTTCGATTCGTCACATCGTTACAAAGACAATGGATTGTGGTCTACAGCAAACACCGCAAATTCAACAGTCACCTTTTCTTCGAATGAGGGTCTGATCAATCTAACTTTAACAAATGGCAATGCTAACAATGAAGTTGTTCGTGAAACAACAAAGGTTATGTCTTATCAGCCTGGTAAGTCCTTGCTCATTCTGAACACTATGGTTATGGGCGCATCAAAAGAAAATCTTAGACAACGTGTTGGATACTTTGGTGCAAACAATGGAATTTTCTTAGAACGATCTGGAAACACAATTAGTTTTGTTGAAAGGTC